CGGGGTCTTGTTATCATGCTATTCATTTTTTAACTAACACGATTATCTCGGCTTATTCCGTAGATTCGACTGCTCCGATAAATGGGACATTGACGGGCGTGACTTTTAATGCCGGTACAGTCCTATATGGCAAGTTTTTGAGTATTACGCTTACTTCGGGATCATTGCTTGCATATAATGGGCTACTCTGATGTTGCAGGTTGGCAATGTATCATTAGGAACTGTGACTTTAATAAGCCCTGGAACAAAATGGGTTTTGAATACTGATATCAATCATATTATTGGGTCACTATATGCGTGGGATGACACTCAAACATGGACCGATGCAAATGTATGGAAAGATAATTAATTATTATATTTAAGGAGAAAATAAATGGCACAGCCATCACAACATACTCTAGCTAATCTCGCTACCGGGAATACAATTAGGACAAATATAAATACCGATATCGGTGCTCTCTTTACTGACTCGTTTGGCATGGTCGGATTTACTACTCTTTATATAGATGGGAATAGATCAGATTCGTATACTGCTGATGGCACAATAGGGCGGCCATTCAAAACCATTTCGGCTGCTGCCGCTGCTATCACCTCGAACGTTTGTTTGAATATCGCCGCCGGGACATATACCGAGGCTAGCGCAGTTACATTCCCGAATTATTCGATTGTTGTTTATGGCAATGGTTCGTCGGTTACTTTCTCCGCAGGGTTGACGATCAATACACCCAACTACACTCGGTATGATTTGAATACCTCAGGCAATGTTGTATTCAGTTCATCGGCGGCTGGTCGTGTGCTTGTCCAGGGTGGATCAATATCAGGCAATATAACTCTGAACGGGCTTACTGATATTAAATCATGTTCACTACTTGGCGGAACCATAACGGCCAATTCAACGGCTCAGTTCCTTGCGATTGTTTGTACCTTCACTAGTCAAATTACCGGAGCTGGTAAAATAATTCTCGAAAATAACATCATAAATACCTCCAAGTCTAGCGCCTTGATTATCTCCTCCTCGGGTGGGCAACTCATATTAGCAAACAATTTAATCACTAACCTCGGAACAGGTGGCGGAGTAAATTGCAACAATGGAGCTACTACCGTTCCAAACATGATTTCAAACAATGTAATTTCCGTTGCCAGTGGAGCACCGGTAGCTTGCGGAACCGCTGTGACTATTTATACTAACAATGTTTTAGCAGGTGGAACTAATACCGGAACCGGATATACGTCGGTCAATTCTGATTATTCTCCGAGTTTTGTGTCGGCCCCCGCCTCGCATTCTTCGGCTGGATTTCCCGGACAGATTGCTAGTGATGGGACATACTGGTATCTATGTACCGCAGTCAATACATGGACTCGCGGATCTCTGGCGATGGCCTCATGGTAAAAAATGAACTATGTACGATGCTCATATTGCGATTCTGCTATACCAGAAAAAAGAGTTAAACTAGAAAAGGCAGAGGTTAGGGATAAAGACACTTATGTTTTTTCTTGCCCCATTTGTAGACAAGTTTCTGTGTCCAAAATGTTTCTTGCGGAAAGTTGGGATGAGCTAACAATAAAAGAACAGAGGCACGCCATGAAACAATTCCAGGTTCGGGTTCGTGACGTTATCGAAGGTAATGAAGTTTGTAAAAAAATGAAAAGGTTTGGATATTATCGACCTAGTGATTCTGTAAAAGATAAATTAAAAAGATCAGCATTTGAGGCACATCATAAATTATACCCTATACTACAATTTCGAGGTGATGGCATAATTGGTGGAATGGATATTGATTTTGCAAATAAACATACATATGATTATCCTATCGTTACTATTGATGATGCGATAGCAGGGAAGTTATAGTCTTGATCCCCTCTTGACATTTTGCTTAAATTGTGTATACTATACATATGTAAAGTCAACGTCGTGATGACGTAGAGGGATCAATGGATTATAAAATAATCACTAAAAGTAGCACCTCCTTCGCCGACCATGAGCTAGGCCAAACCTCCTCCCTTCCTCGTGGTCGGCTTTTATTTCGAGAAACGTGGGATATGAAATGGTAACAAAAATAAAACCTATTAAATCAACACGAATTAAAAATAGGAAAATTTGGAATCAAATACTAGAAGAAGTAAATAAAACTTTTGATACTAAATCAATTGAACAACATCGGAAGGAATCATGTAAACTGTTAACAGGGATTATGTATCATGAATGATTCTGTCGAAGTGTTTGTCCCGATTATTACAAAAACCTCTGATGGAATTATAAAAAAGTCCTGGGGATATAAACAGACTCCGGTAGTACCGGCGGTTGAAACAATAATTGCAGATGTTCAGCCTGCTACACTCACTCAAGCACAATTGCAAGAGTGGGGCTATTCAACACTTACTTCCGACCCTAAAAAATTATTCGTTATGGGTAGCGATGCTTATTTGACTCTTGGGAATCGAGCCAGAGTAAATGGTGATAAAATATACGATGTTCGCGGATCAAACATATGGCCTATTCACCAAGAGAATTACTTACTTCCGGTTCAGGGCGAATAAATGGACGAAGATACAAGAAAACAAGTAGAAGATTTAATAGCGCAATTCAAGAAAAAAGGTAACGATGTACATTTCGGAATGGAGAAAGCGGTAGCTAAAGCTTGCATGGTTGTAGAGCGTAAAGCAAAAAAATCAATGCGAGATACTATAATTGATATTGATACAGTATATAAAAGAAGAAGCATAGAACATTCTCCGTCTGTTGAAGGGAATCCGCCTGCGATTGATACTGGAAGATTAGTTCAATCTATTACCCATAGAATAGAATCAGCTGGTCATCGAGGAAATGTTGATGGTTATGTCGGAACTGCAGTTATCTATGGAAGGATGCTTGAATATGGAACTACTAAGATGTCACCTAGGCCATGGTTATATCCCGCATTAGATGCATGTAGGGAAAAAATAAGAAAGGCAATGGGAGATGCAGTAGAAGGAGCTGATATATCTATAGAGGGAGATGAAGAATAGTGTTAGATGTCGGTACGTTTTTCTATAGCAAGCTATCCACAAACTCTGCACTTCTCGCATTATTGGGAACTACTGGAAATATAGTATCTTCGTATCCGGCAACTATCGAAACATTTCCTCTTGTGATTTTTCATGAGCAAGAACAACGGGAAGTAGAGTTTGTCGATGATAAACCGACGGCGAGTGAATCTACTTTCGTAATTGATATTTATGTCAAGGATGACACGCCGACTCCGATAGCCCAGGCTATCTGCAATATATTTCTGCCTATTTATTGGGCGAATACTTACAATGCGGATACGCCCGATCCGACAACTACGGCAAGACATAGAGTATTGAGGTTTTATCGTGGTCCTATTTATGCAAGCGATTTAGTTTAATATGTATATATATCGTCGGGAGACGAAAGGGAGAATTAAATAATGGGAATCACGAGACCGCGTATAGGAATTGAGAGCGTTGTTTATGCGCTACTCACAGAATCTAGCGATGTTGTCGGAGGTACTCCGATATATGGGACTGTAAAATCTCTTGCAGGTGCCGCTAAACTTACGGTCAATCAAAATGGAACTGTCGCCACGGATTACTTCGATGATGGCCCCGGGTGGGTAGGTACTACTACTGGTAAAATCCAGGTGAGTCTAGAACTTGCCGATTTTCAAGAGGATGCTTATGCCGAGGTTCTTGGTGTAAGTCGGTCGAATGGGATCAATGCTGATAATTCTCTTGATACTGCCCCATACATTGCATTCGGATACAAGCAATGGCTCGGCGGACTTGATGGGTCCCTTAATAAGGTTTACGTTTATAAATGGTTACTCAAGGGCAAGTTTAGTAAACCTCAGCAGGGCGGTACTACCAAAAAAGATACTCTCGCTCCGGAACACACGACAATTTCCGGTGAGTTTGCAAAATTGAACGCTGGTAACATTTATCAGACCTCAGCGCGTACCGATGATTCGGCTGTTTCCGCTACTACCCTTACTAACTGGTTCAATCAGCCGGTAGTTACCAATAGTTTGAGTCTGTCGGCTGTTACGGTCGGTTCTGCTACTGGTTCTATTTCCGGGAAAACTATTACGATTCCATTTAGCAAAGGGTCGAGTGAAACTTTCAATCTTGTCGCTCCGACTAATGGCAATCAGATCACGATATCTGTCGTGTCTACTGGATTGCTTCTCGCTGGTACTAATAGCTATGCAGTAGGTACGGCTGGTACTGCCCCGACAATCACAATTACGAATGCAAACATCGCCAATGTAGCATACCTCGTAAATGTAGTTAACGTAGTTGATACCAATGGAGTAGTTGCTACTCAAAAGTCTCAGCTTGTAACGCCTGTTTAATTTTAGTCCGGGGTGAAAGATCCCCGGATTTTATTTCTAACGGAGGTTTTTATGAGTGACGAAAAAAAAGAGATGGCTATTGTCGATCCTGCTAATACTACAATTAGATTGAATGGAGAGGATAGGGTACTTCATATCGGTATGAAGGCGTGGAGAAAAATAAAAGAAGAATATGGCGGGATGGATGTTATTTTTTCGGATGTAAAAAATAGTCCGTTCGATTTTATAACCGACAAACTTCCTAATTTGATTTTAATTGGTCTCGTAAAAAAGGAAGGCGAGGAAATAACCGTCGAAGATGTAGAAGATTGGCTCGATGTCTACGGCATGAACGATCTCAAAAATAAAATAGTCCCGGCGCTTATGAACTCGATACTTGAATCCATACCAGAGGAAAGCAAAATAAAAAACCCTCCTCGCAAGGCCCGGACGAAATAGCGGGGTGGCCGTGGATATATTTATTCACGGCAGCTCAAACGGAACTGGGCAAGAATGAAGAATGGTTTTGGAATGTTACCCCGCGAAAATTGCTATCGATGCTTGATGAAAAAAAGAAAATGGAGTTAAATAAAATTAAAACGCTTGCATATTTAATAAATGGTGGGACTCTTGAAGACGAGGACGACGATGAATCTGTTGTATATTACGACCCTTTGATGTAGGTGATAGATGTCAGATTATGTGCTTGAAACAAAAATAACCGCCGATGACTCGGGTTATCAAGCCGCTCTTGACAGAATTGAGAGTGGCTTGAATGATTGGGGAATTAACCTTGACAAGTTATATCAAAAGGGTGATGAGTTTTTCAAAGGATTCGGAATTGACATAGATCAATTTGCTTCAAAACTTGGAACGTCAGGCCCTATGTTGACGGCCATAGTTGGCATTGTCGCTATTGCTACTCAAGTGGCTAATCAAGTAATAAATGCTCTCAATGCATGTGGCCAAGAGTTTGCTACCGATGAAATTGCCGCCATAAAGTTCAATGCTGCTATACAAAACTCATCTGTTATGGGAGACGATGCTACTAAGACATTAAAAGACCTTGCGGAGAGTATGGCGAAATTGACTGGTACTACAATTGCATCCCAAGAAAGTCAAATTGGTATGCTCGCGGCTACTGGAAGAAATGAAGATCAAATTAAAAAACTTATTACCACGGCGCAAGGCATGGCCAACGAAGGCATAATGCCGATGGATTCAGCTCTCAGAATGTTAAATATGACATATGAGGGCAGCGCTGGAAGATTGACAAGATATGATGAACAAATAAAAGGCATGACTAAGGACCAACTGGAGAATGGTGATGCCGTAAATGCGCTGAATGAAAAATATGGGAAATATGCAGATTTATTAGGTGGAAGTTCTCAAACTTCCATTGGAAATTATAAAAATAGTATCAATGAATTAAATGCTATAATAGGCGAGTTCTGGGAAAGCATCGTTAAACAACTTCGTGATACGGTAACCTCAATAATAGAATATCTTGTATCTCATAAGGAAATTGTTATTGGGGCCTTGCAGGGTATTGCTCTTGCAGTCGCCGGTATATTGACAGCAATAAGTCCTATAGCCGGTGGAATTGCATTAGCCATTGAACTCGGTGCTAAATTATTGAGTATATTTTCCCAAAATAAAACTACTGGTAAAGATGCAGGCGATGCTATCAAATCATCATTTGACGGAGCTAACGCGGCAGTTACCGCCACTCTCAATAATGCAGATAAAACATTTGCTACATTGATAGCCGGATTTGAAGCTCTAAAGAAAACATTAGGCGATTTAGATACTAAAATAGAACAAATAAAAAAAGATGAACAAGAATGGGATGCCAAAACTGCTGATCAAGCCTTGAAAAGTGTTGAGGATCAGAAAAAAGCCGCCCTTGATTTAGCTCAATCAAAAAACATGTCAGCTCAGGATATTTTTAATATCGCCGTGGTTTATGACGAGAAATTAAAACAACAGTATAGTGCATCTATTGATGCTCAAGAAAAAGAAGCACTTGCAAAGGCGAAAGACGCAGGTGATTCTGATAAAACAATCGCGGATATAGATTTATATTATTATAATCTCAGATTAACATATGCAACTAACTTAACTAATACAGAAATAGCGTTACGAGATAAAATTGCTACTAAAGAAAAAGATGATGCCGATAAAACTTTAACTGAGCAAGAAAAACTTGCTAAATCTATTTACGATTCCTTTGTGTCCGCCGATGTAAAAAAGAATAAACTCGATGCCGCCGCCGCAGAGTTGCAACAGAAACAGGGATTGACCGTACAAGATGCGTGGTTGAATGTATATGCTAATATACAACAGGCCGGAGAAAGCTGGAATAATACCGTACAAACTATTTCTGATTCGGTGTCGAATACTTTGTCAGGCGGATTGAAAGCCATGGGTGCTGCCTTGATTGATGGGAAAGCATCATGGAAAGATTATGGGAAATCCGCGCTGCAAGCACTTGCCGATGTCCTCGATGCTCTAGGTAAGCAGCTTTCCGCTATGGCTGCAATTGCTTTTGGTACTGGTAACTTTATCGGTGGCGCATATGATGTATCTGGCGCTGCTGCGGCTTTTGTATCTGAGGGCGTTATAACAGCACTCGCCGCTAAATACGCGACTGGCACTAATTACTCAGTCGGTGGTTATGCTTTAGTCGGTGAGTATGGTCCCGAAATAGTCAAACTTCCCCAAGGATCACAGGTGAATAATTCCATAAACAATAATCAAAACTCTAAACAAGTTACAATGTATAATAGTTTTAATTCACCAAAAGCCTTGAGCGAGGCAGAGATAGGAAGGCAGATGCGTAGCATGTCTAGGCGTATGGCCTTTATGGGTACAATATGAGATCACTAAAATATATATCACCATTAGGTAACTCGTTTACCTTTGGTGTCGGTTCATTCGCTTCAATTAGTAGCATAACTGGAGTTGACGTTCCGACAAATACTATTCAGGAACAAAAAGCGCCATTCCAGGATGGATCAACATATATCGATAATCTTTTCAACCCGCGAGAAATAGTTTTAGACGGAGTTTTGAATGCTCCTCAAAACCTTTTACTTACGGCCCAATATCGAAGAATTATCGAATCAACATTAAATCCCAAAAATGGTCCGGGAACAATTATATATACGAATGATTTTGGGTCATGGCAATGTACGGGATTCCCGGAAGGACCGGGGTTCGGGAATAAGGATTATATGGTACCTCACCAACCATATGAGTTTACTTTTTATTGCAATGACCCATTCTGGTATGATATTTCCGACACTGTAGTGACGATGAATACTATTGTTGCTAATTTTTATTTCCCTAGCACTAAACGGGGCTTCCCTTCAACGGGTACAGCTTTCTCGTATTATATCGGCGGTGGAATTACAGTAAATAATGGTGGGGACATGCCGGTATATCCGACAATCACTCTATATGGTCCGGCGACTAATCCACTTGTAACCAATACCACGACTGGTAAATATATCCATATTATTAAAACCATGGCAGCCGGAGATAAAATAATTATAACGGGAAGTTTTGGGAACAAAGCAATCACGTATATTCCTAGTGGCGGAAGCGCAGTGTCCATCATGAACCTACTTGATACGACTTCATTTTTCTGGCCTTTGCAATTAGGTCCGAATACTTTATCCATAGCAGACGACACGAGTTCGCAATACTTTTACGGCATACTCAATTATCGAAACCGATATATCGGAGTCTAGTCTTGACATTTTAATTATTTTGTGTATACTATATTTATATCAATGTCGTGAGACATGGAGGTTCTTATGAGCGAAACGTATAGATTTTTTGACGGAACAGGTGCAGCGCCTACTGATAGACCATATGTATCTGATGATCTAAATCAAACATTATTCAAATTGTTTCAACTCACTAATGGAGTTCTCAAAGGCCAGGGAAACAATCTTGCAGTAAC